AGTGGACATTTACTTTCTATCACTACAAAAGCAGAAAACGCAGAAATAGATACAAGTAATTTTCAAATTGAATTATCTGGTGCAGATAATGCTTTTATATCTATTGTTCTCAATAATGTTGTCAGTAATGATAATGTAAACATTGATATTGCTTTTCTAGATAGTTCAGATGCAATAATAGATAGTTTTACATATGATAAAGGTTTTCTTGATAGTTTTAGTATCGACACAGATAAAGCTATTCTTTTATTAAATTGCTCTTCACATTTTGCAGACTTTTCAAGAGTGCAAGGTAGAAAAACAAACACAGGATCACAGCAAAGATTTTTTACAGGAGATTTAGGATTTGAATTTTCAGCTCTTACATTAGATGATTTGAAATGGGGTAGATCGTAATGGGTTTTTTTAATGACATTAAAAAAGGAATTAATAAGATTTTCACCAAACTTATTTCATGGATTATACCAATACCAGATGTTCCAGATCTATCAAACTTTAATCAAGAAGAACAAAAAGGAATACTTGTAAATAAACAATCTAATGATGCAAATATACCTGTTGTTTATGGTACTAGACTTTTAGGTGGTACAAGAGTTTTTTTAGAAACATCTGGTACTGATAATCAATATTTATATGGTGCTATAGTTTTATGTGAAGGTGAAATAAATGATATCACAGAAATAAGAGTTGATGATAGTGCAGTCACATTCTCTGCAAGTATTGCTAATGGCACAACAATAACTTCAAATGACTCACGATTTGGTACTACAATACAAGTGCAACCTTTTTTTGGTGCAGACGATCAAGTTGCAAGTTCTTTGCTTACTACTTTATCAAATTGGGGATCTAATCATAGATTAAGAGGAGTTGCATATTTAGCTTTCAGAATTACTTGGGATAATGACAAATATACAGGAATACCAAAGATCCAAGCAAAAGTTCAAGGTAGAAAAATATCAACATTTGATGGAAGTGATAATGAAACAACAGGACAATTTTCAAGCAACCCTGCGTTTATATTGATTGATTATTTACGAAATTCTACTTTTGGAAAAGGTGTAGCTTTATCATCTATTGATATTCCATCATTTTTTACAGCTTCACAAGTATGTGATGCAACTGTCACCTATCATGGTTCTACAACAGGTAAATTAATTGAATGTAATGCAGTATTAGATAGTAAAGCAAAAGTAATTGATAATGTAAAAAAACTTCTTACAGGAATGAGAGGATTACTTAGCTATTCTCAAGGAAAATATAAACTTGTTGTAGAAACAACAGGAACAAGTCAATTAACACTTACGAAAGATAACACGATTGGTGGCATCAAAGTATCATCAGAAAGAAAAAATAATAAATTTAACAGAATGTTGATAGATTTCACTAACCCAGATAAAAACTTTCAGAGTGATACAGTTGTTTACGATACAAACCATTCAACACTTTTGACAGAAGATAACAGTTTACTTCAAGAAGGAAGATTACAACTTCCTACAATTACAAACATACATCAAGCAAAAGAGATGGGTAGAGTTGCATTACTTAGATCAAGAAATAGTTTATCAGTATCACTAAAAGCAAACTATCAAGCACTCAACCTAATTGTTGGAGATATTGTATCTGTCACAGAAGAAGTGACAGGTATGAGTACCAAAAAATTTAGAATTATGAACATGGCTATCAATGATGATTACACAGTTTCTTTAGGATTAGTAGAGTACCAAGATAGCTTTTACACATTTGAAACACAATCAGCACCTGCAACAATACCAGATACTAATTTACCAGATCCATTCACAGTTCAAGCACCTGCATCAATCACATTATCAGACGAGTTAATAGAATATTCAGAAGGTATTGTTATTACAAGATTGAATATAGTTATTGGTGCATCTACAGATAATTTTGTTCAATATTATGTTGTAGAAGCAAAAAAAAGCACAGAAACAGATTTCAAGATTATTGGTCAAGGCACAGAACTTAACTATGAAATGTTAAATGTGGTTGATGATATCACTTATGAAGTAAGATGCAGAGCCATAAATACACTTGGGATTTCATCATCATCTATTACAGCAAGTAGAAAAATTGTGGGTGCTACAGAGCCACCAAATGATGTGCAAAACTTTTCGGTCAATATGCTTGGTAGTTCACAAATGCAGTTAAATTGGGACGCAAACACAGATTTAGATATATCATTCTATGAGATAAGGTATCAAAATGTGACATCAAATGCACAATGGAACAAGTCAGTAAATTGGCTTCAAGTGCCTAGAACATCTGGAACATCAATAACTACAAACACAAGAAGTGGTGCTTTTCTTATAAAAGCTGTAGATAAATTAGGTAATGAAAGCAACAATGCTACAGTAATATTTTCAAATATTGCACAGATAACAGAAAACTTCAAAGATATACAAACACTTACAGAAGATATTACAGCAGGTACATTTGATGGAGATGTGGCATTGACAGATAGTAGTGGCACAGTTTCTATTGTTTTAGATACAAAAAATGATTTTGATGATTTAACAGGAAACTTTGATGATGCGTCTGGTAATTTTGATTTAGGTGGTGCTGATGACAATATTGATGATGAAGGATTTTATACACTTGCACAAACACTAAGTTTGTCAGCAATTTTTGATACATCTTTTATAAAAAGCATTACAATAGACCAAATAGAAGATCCATATGATTTATTTGATAGTGGTAGAGGTGTTAGTTTATTTGATGATGCACCTGCACCTTTTGATGGTAATGATCCTACTAATGCTACAGCACAATTACAAATCGCTACATCAACAACATCTTTGGATAATGCAACATCATTTCAACCAATGAATACATCTACTTCATTCAAAGGAAGGTATTTCAAATTTAGACTTAGATTGGCAAACAAAAATAATAAAACAAGAGCATTTGTATCTGGTATTTCTATAGATGTAAAAATGCAAAAAAGAACAGAAACAGGAGAAGATGTTGCTTCTGGAACTACTACCAAGACAGTCACATTTACTAATCCATTCTTTGCTATACCTAGCATAGGCATATCTGCTCAGAACATGGCAACAGGAGATTTTTTTTCTATAAGTAATAAGTCAATTTCATCTTTTGATATTGTATTTCAAAATTCAAGTGGTAGTAATATAAATAGAACTTTTGATTTTGTAGCTATTGGGCATGGGTTGAAAAGTTCTTCATAATGAGGTAAAGAATAAAATATGAGTCAAGTATCAGATGTTAGCATAGCCAACCAAGGATTTTCTGCCTTTAGAACAGAATTAAACAATATTTTAGGTGCATTAAATTCAGCACATAGTGGAACATCAAGACCATCTTCAGCAACCACAGGCACTATCTGGCTTGACACGACAAATTCTGGATCTAATTCATTAGAACTAAAATTCTTTGATGGATCAGATGACATTACTTTTGCAACTGTAAATACTTCAGCAAATACAATAAATTTTTCTGACTCTGCGACTGATGTCGTTGGAGATACTACACCTCAACTTGGTGGAAATCTTGATGTTAATGGTAATGATATAGTATCAACATCAAATGCAAATATCGATATAGTTCCAAATGGAACAGGAGATGTCACTTTACAAGCTGATACAGTACAAGTAGGTGATAGTGGTGCTAATGCAACTATCACTACAAATGGTACAGGAGATTTAATTTTAAATACAAACGCAGGTACAAATTCTGGTAATATCACTATAGCTGATGGTGCAAATGGTGACATTTCATTTACAACAAATGGTACAGGAGAAATAGTTTTTAATGACTCTGCTTACTTTCCAGAGGCAACATTAACTGATGCTTCAACTATTGCTTGGGACGTTCAAAGTTCCCCTGTGGCTAAAGTGACACTTACAGATAATAGAACACTAGGTGCAGGATCAAATGCAGTTGCAGGTCAGTTTGTTAGTTTATTAGTTATTCAAGATGGCACAGGATCAAGAACATTAAGTTTTAACGCAGTTTATGAGTTTACCGAAGATACAGCACCCACACTTACTACAACAGCAAGTAAGGGTGATTTATTTGTATTTAGATATAATGGATCAAAATTTTTAGAAGTTGGAAGGAACTTAAATTTAACTTTATCATAATATGTTTGCATTAGTAAAAGACGGATCAATAGTTTCATACCCAAAAGGAAACAAAGGTATAACAATAGATGATGTTCAATATCCTCAATCAATATTTACTTTATGGACAGAGGCAGAAAGAAATGCAATTGGCATTTATACTGTCATAGAAGATAATTCAAAAAAGAAGTCTGAAGAATTTTACACTAATACAAATCAAACAATATCTTATGATGATACAAATGATGAAGTCACAGCTTCTTATGGAAACGCAACTGCAAAACAACTTGATGATGAAGATGCAGTAGATGAAAATGGTGATCCTTTACTTGATGAAAACGGAGATCAAGTTGTCAATTATGGATTAAAAACAAAGTACAAAAATCAATTCAATGCACAAGCAAAAGGCTTATTAGAGAAAACAGATTGGTATGTTATCAAAGCAACTGATGTAGAAAGTTATTCTGTACCTAGTAATATTACAACTTATAGAACACAAGTAAGAGCAAAAGTGAATTCTATGGAAACAGATATAGATGATTGTTCTACAGTTGAAGAACTAATCACTTTACTTTCATATACTACAAATGATGCAGGAGTCAGTTCAAGACCATTAGGTGAGTTTCCAGACGAGGTAGTATAGATGGTTGCTATACTTGGTGCTAATAGTGTATCTGGTGAATATGAAGTAAGT